GACACTCGGCAGCTTTGGTATAGCAGGACTCGAAAAATTTGCTAAGAAGTGAAACGTATCAAAGCACTAGGCAAGAAACTAAGAAGCATCTATCTATACAGCGATAGCCAACCTACAGAGATAACTCTGGCGGTATGTCTAGTTGTACTCTCTCCTGTTGTGACCATAATGGAGATAGGCTTGATGCCGATATATAACCTAGTGTGTATTGGCTTTGGCTTGTTTCAGTTGTACTGCGTAGCTAACGAGGACTTGGAATGCCGTATGAAAGCTAGTATGCTGACGATGAGTGCATACTTCGCTACCTTCTTGATGTACACTATACAGGGTACGATATTTGCATCGCCCACACATTGGGGCTGGTTTGTCCTAGCCTTCTCTGCTTGGGGTGTGGTGCGTAGATTAAACGCAGAAAGAATACACAGAGATAGGAGATAATGGAGGCTTGGATACAAATAGCAGTCACGGCAGTTACGGTACTAGGTAGTGGTGCAGCATTCACCTTCTACACCAATAGAATGAAGATGAAAGCTGAAGAGCGCAAAGAGGATAACGCAAACAACGACACCACACTATACAGGGATGACCTCAAGGCTAGGGTCAGAAACCTTGAGGAGCTACTAGCTCATAGTGCTAATGAGAAGGACGAGCTAAGAGACCAAGTACTCACATTAACGCAAGAGGTATCTGCCCTGCGTGTAAAGGTAGACTACCTTGAGAAAGAGAATGAACTATTAAAAATGAGATAACAATGAAACACTTAAGAGTATTCTGGCTGTGGATCAAAGAGACACACAAGCGATTCTGGGGGTATTGGTTAGGCTTTACTGATCTAGACGAGAAAGTACTAGCAACATACGAGGAAGCTAGAAAGAGATACCGCAACGTAGTCAAAGCAGCTAAAGGAGAAGAATAGATGAATAACACCGACTTTGGATTCTCGAATGACTTCGAGGACTTTGTTAATGAATTAGAAAACAAGGAGCAGCCAAGCTGCAACATAGAAAACCCAGAAGACTGTGAAGCGTGTGGTAGCTAGATGGGTAGGAAGAACAATAGGGGCAGGGCTAATCACCCTGCTCCTCGTGTCTTGTGGTGCGAAGTATCACCTGAAACGTGCGATTGCAAAAGACCCAACGATACTAGACTCGGTTGCGGTAAAAGTGGACACAATAATCATAACCGAAAATAAAGCCCTTAGAGACACTTTAATTTTAAAGACGATAGATACCATCACTTTAGAGAGAAACGCTGTTAGAGTTAAGATAAAGCGTATTCACGATACGATTATGGTAGATGCTGAGTGTCTACCAGATACGATACGAATTGAGAAGGTAGTCAAAGTACCTCAAGTTGTTTATGAAGAAAAAAAGAATTATAACAACTGGAAGTACCTATTGTCTATCTCATTTATTTTGATTAGTATTGCTCTATTACTTAAGTATATAAGTAAGTTATTTACTAAGTAATATATATATAACCCCCCCTAAAGGGGGGTATTATATAATAATATATATAATAATAATATAATAATATAATATATTATACTATTATGGGCAAGAAAAAAAATGTAATCGACTGGCGTAGCCATTGGCACAAGATCGAAAACAAGGAGGTACAGGATGACTATACCAATCACCTCCTATCCCACTTCGGATTCTACGACCAGAACACCGTAAGGTATTGGACTAGATACAAATGATTGACTTTATGAGAAACCCTGCTATTGATGACATCTTAAGACAGATGGCTAGTATCTACACGAACATAGGTATCGACAGTACCGAACAGGAGAAGCAGGAAGCGAAACAACGAGAGCTACAGCTCATAGGTGAGATAGCTAAGATTGACCCAGAGATGGGTCTTAGATTGATGGCTAATGATATCTGACCATACCAAGATAGTCATAGAGCTTGGCAAGATACCCAGCCTCAACAAGTTCTACTCCTCTCCGCATTGGACGTTTAGGAGCAAGGAGAAGACTAAATGGAAGAAGGTCGTGACCGACCAACTAGACTACGACTTCCAATTTGAGTACTGTACTATTACCGCTAGAGTCAATTACCGATATGACCTAGACAACTGCATAATGGCTATCAAGTTCACGCAGGATGCCCTAGTAGATGCAGGGATGGTAGTAGACGATAACAAGAAATTCATCAAGGCTGTGGTCATTGAACCAGCCCTCGACCTACCTAAGAACTCTAGCCAAATCGTGGTAGAGGGAAAAATAATTCACAAATAATTTAGGATAATTAAATTGTTCTGTATAGTTTAGCTCTAAATTCTTAGAGAGATGAATACAGAAAACAACTTCTACCAAGTCATTGACGACTTAGAAGCCTTCGCTGACCAGATAGGTAGCGAGTGGCTCAAAGAGAGAGCAGCTATGCTAGAGGCTCACTATGCACAATTAGAAACTTTAAACAATCAATTATGAAAGCAAAAGTAGTATCGGTATCTCCGAAGGGAGACTATCAACTGAGAGATGGAAAGACTTTGTATAAGTTCTTTGTGTCTATGGACAATGGAGACTCTGGCGAGTACTCCTCTGTGAAGCCAGACCAAGACAAATTCGTTGTAGGTCAAGAGGTGGAGTACGAGTTGAGCAACACACAGTACGGCAATAAGATCAAGCCTGTGTATGCACAAGGAGGCTATACGCCTAGCTACTCATCGGGAGGCGATGACAAGCAAAAGATGATTGTAAAGCAGAGCTGCCTTAAAGCAGCAGTCGATTTACTAAAGGACAAGGGTGCTAAAAGTACCGATGTGCTAAAGGTAGCGGACAGCTTTGTAGAGTGGGTACTCGAATCTAAGCAAGAGGACACCACATACCAGACGCACTTCTCAGCTAGAGAGGAAGTTGCCACAAACGGACAGGCTACTACTGACGGGTTGCCGTTTTAATTTGATGGGAGGCTAGTCCTCCCTTTTTTATTCACTTCTAATACCAATGCTTATGCAAGTAAAAGAAACCAAGAACTATTCAATGTTCACAGCTATTGGTGGGAATCGCCCACTAAATGAACTACACCTCGCTAGACTAAAGAAGTCAATGGAGGAAGAGTTGCTTATCAGTCCAATCATTGTAAACGAGAAGCACCAAGTGATTGACGGACAGCACCGCTTACGAATCAGTAGCGAGTTGAAGCTACCTCTACGCTACATCGTAGCAGAAGGATATGGACTAAACGAGGTACACCGACTAAATCAGAACAGCAAGAACTGGACTATGATAGAATTTATAGAGGGCTACGCTGATATGGGGCTAAAGGAATACATCTACCTCAAGGACTTCCTATCTCGTACAGAGTTAAATATAACCTCAGCTCTTGCCTTATTAAGTAACGACAGCTCTAGCCATACTAAGGCAGTAAAGCTAGGTACTTGGAAGGCAGTACATCACGAACGAGCAGAGACTATTGCTGACTGGGTTAACATCATTAAGCAATACTACGATAGCGCAAACAGACAAGCATTTGTTCGAGCATTAATTACGCTGTACAATAACGAGAACTTTGAGTTCTCACAGCTTATAAGCAAGATAAACTTACAACCTACTGCTCTAGTACATTGCGTTAATACAACCCAATATCTCACACTACTTGAGGACATATACAATTACCGAAGCAGAAACAAAGTAAGTCTTAGATTTTAGACTTTTGATTGTGTTAGGCAAGGGGAGTAGAAATACTCCTCTTTTTTTTGTCCTTCCTGTAGGATATTAAAAATGGAATGTTAATTTAGGGGTATGATTCACCAACACATAATAGACACTAGCAAAACCCTAACCTACCTAGAGAGAGCGAGAGAGGGAAAGATTGCAGAGGCATCCAAGTTCGGAGTGCCAGATATAGACGAGTACTTAAGATTCAAGAAGGGCAACTTCATCGTTGTCACAGGTCACGCCAACGTGGGGAAGACCCACACGATGACCTACCTACAACTGCTACACACATTAGAGAACGGCACACGATGGCTAGTATACTCGTCAGAGAACGAGGTACAAAGTCTACAGCGTAAGCTCATAGAGTTCCTAGCTGGTAAGCCTATCAATATGATTGACGAGCCTACCTTCTGGAGACATCACTCATACGTTCAAGCACATTGGGCGTTCTTAGATTCAGAGCTTATCGTAGATGCCTTCGAGCTGCTACAGATAGCTAGAGAGGTATACGATGCTTGGGAGTTCGAGGGATTCCTTATAGACCCCTACAACTCGCTAACCATAAAGAAGGATAACGTAATAGCAGGAAGTACTCACGAGTACCACTACGAAGTGACCAGCAATATCCGCAAGTTCTGTAAGGAGTACCGAGTCACGACCATAGTCAATACGCATCCTGTGACTCAAGCCTTGAGGAAAGTACACACAGGTAGCCATCCATATAGTGGACATACGATGCCTGTGATGGCATCCGATGTAGAGGGTGGTGGTAAGTTCGTGAACCGCTCTGATGAATTTATCTGCATACATCGCTATATTTCACACGAGAGGGACTGGATATATACTGATGTGCATATTCGTAAGGTCAAGGAGCTAGAGTCTGGCGGTAGACCTACCGCACTAAATGACCCTATCCGACTACGATCAAAGACAGGCAACTGTGGATTCGAGATAAAAGGATTAGATTTAATAACCAAAGAACGCATAATAGATGAGTCTCCATTTTGAGGGTAACAGGCTATACTACCTAGAGAAAGAAGCCGAGCTGTACAAGTGTCTGACCTATCTCAGCCAAGAGCTAGGCAACCAAGAGCCGATGAATCAAGAGCAACTATGGGAGGTATTTCATATCTGCTCCGACACCGCAGCAGTTTATAGACATATCACCGACTACTTCACCACACTAGACAAGCTGATACTAGATGCACAGATTGAGAATGGCAAACTGAAGCAGGAGGTGTATGACTTAAAGAAGGAAAACGTCAAACTACAAAAAGCCCTAGAGGGGTGTATGGATGGAGTTTAAAAGGAAGATGCTGAACGGTCAGCGGTTTGAGATTAATGGTATGGAGTTCATCTGCCTAGAGACTCACATCGCACTACAGACTAGAGTCGATGGCGATGAGCCAGACATAGAAGTAGGAGGCAGCTACTACATAGTACGCAACACCTCAACAGGGGGACTACATAGAATCCCCTTCCAACGTATAATAGAAAAAGAAAAACAAATCAAATGGAAGATTTAAGCCCAGTACTAAGTGAATACTACGAACTCATCGGAGTCATCCCTAACAACACACGCCAAGAAGACCAAGTCTTTGCACGATCAGCAATGATGGTCGTGATGCGTAACCAGATGACTCTAATGCAGATAGGCAGGATATTTGAGAGGAATCACGCAACAGTATTACACGCCATTAACAACCACGAGGACAACTACAACTGGTCTAAGATGTACCAGCACTTCTACGAGGTAGCACAAGATGTCTGGAACAGCAACCCTACGAAGGACATCAAGGCTAGGAACAAGCTGGTAGCTACGCTCACTAGACACAAGATGAGAATACAAGAGCTGGAGGCGGAAGTTAATAACTTGAAAAACAGGACTATCGATTTACTTGAAAATAATCGTATATTACAGAAGGAAAATAAAAACCTAAGCCAGTATGCAGATAGAGTTTAGTCCATTGACAGGGCTTATGGTAGGCATCAACTACGCCTACTATGAAGCGACAGATGAATACAAAGGACTGCACCTAGTACAAATCGGCATAGGTTTGATTATGGTGCAAGTGTCGTGGGGAACATAGAAACATTCTACAAGGAGAACTTTAAGAGACTCACAGGCTTTATTAAGGAGTACTGTGATGGGTCGTATGAGATAGCCTCTGATATAGTTCAGATGGTGTTTGTACGTTTACTAGAATTAGAAGCAGAAGGGAGAACCAACTTTTACGAGGAGGACTCCCTTAACTTTTTTTATGTATATAGATCTTGTATCAACACGGCACTCAAATACCAGCGCACCAAGAAGCGAATCAACAAGGTCAGCATTGAGGACTTGACTCACGACATCATCGAAGATGAAGACCACAGCGAGTACAAGATAGCTATGGACAAGCTCCTAGATATGATGGAGCAGGAGATGGAGGACTTCCATTGGTATGATGCAAAAATGATGCGTATACATATGCAGGGTACGTCTATGAATAAGATACACCGAGAGTCTGATATAGGACTTACATCAATTAAGAACACGATTAAAAATGGCAAAGCAAGGATCTACGAAAAAATCAAAGAAGACTACGAAGACTTCCAGAACGGAGACTTCGACAAAATCTAAGGGGCTAGGTGACACCATTGAGAAGATAACTACAGCGACTGGTATCAAGGCTGTGGTTAAGGCGGTAGTCGGTGACGAGTGCGGCTGTGATGAACGTAAGGAGAAACTGAACAAGCTCTTCCCTTATAAGCGTGAGCCAGAGTGCTTGAACGAGGAGGAGATAGCCTACCTATCTACAGGGGTACTGAAGAAGAAGACCCTCACCTATGATGATCGTGTTCAGATTGCTACGATCCACGCAAGGGTATTCCATCATAAGTTTGATGTGCCTTGCACTTGCAGTCCTAAGATATGGATGCAATGGGTCAAGCAACTACAACTACTACTAGACGAATCGTGAGTACAGTAAGTAGAGGAAGATGGAACTACTCTAGAAAGGAGGGGACGAGAAGCGAAGACCGCTTCGTCTCAGCCTGTGAAGCTCGTGGGTATACGACAAAGAAGTCTACGAGAGAGGAAGACATCAATCTACATATAGACTACTATGTGGATAGAGGACAGCGTGAGGCTGTCTCTGTAGATGTGAAGGGTGGCAATCATCCTCACACCATATGGGTAGAGTTCAAGAATGTGAGAGGTAATGCTGGTTGGATGTATGGTAAAGCCGATTGGATTGCTTTTGAATTACCAGAGGTTGGTGGGTTTGCTATGGTACTACGTTCAGAATTGGCTACACTAGCTGAAAAGATTGTAGAGCCTGTCTTCGTATCGAAGCAGGAGGCGGATAGAAAACTATACCAACGCAAGGATAGAAAGGATGTAATCTCTAGACTCTGGCTAGAGGACATTCAACAATGTGAATCTTATAACATATTAAAGTATGCCAATCCCAACACCGAAATCAACAGAGGATAAGAACGAGTTCCTCAGACGTTGTGTACAAGACCACGTTATTATTGAGGAGTACCCTAACCCCAAGCAGAGGGTAGCTGTATGTATAGCGCAATGGGACAAGAAATGATATTTATATTGTTTGGTGTAGTGCTAGGAGCTGCACTTAACCAGATCAGAGTACTGGGTAAACGCCTCGAAGATTGCGAGGAGGTACTGGTACAGATAGTCGATGCGTTAAAAAAAATTGACGAGGAGGAGTAGTTGTTAACATTTTTTGTTTATATTGCATCTATAATCTAAAAAAATAGAGAGATGAAAAAGTACACTAAACGACAGAACGCCTTCTACTGGGCAGTCACTTCCGTACTCGTAGGGGTAGGTATCACTACTATGATGGTAGTCTTTGCACTTGTTGAATACATAACAGCCTAACCTATGATAATGCTAGACGGAGCTGACTACGATCAGCAATGGCTCATAGACAAAGCGAGAGACGATGACTTCTACTACGGAGCATTGAATAAGATAGCCTTGTCTTCTAGTAGCCTCAAGATGCTACTCGATAGTCCCAAGACATTCTACAACGTGCAGACCTATGGCTCTAATGAGTCTAGCCCTGCCTTATTGCAGGGGCGTATCATTCATACTATGATACTAGAGCCTCATAGATTCGATGATATATTTGAAGTCGTAGACGTGGCTTCTAAGAACACCAAAAAGTACAAGGAAGCCCAAGCCTCAACGAGCAAGACTTGTATCACTAAAAAAGACCTAAACAGCGGAGAGCGTATAGTAGA